GTTGCTGTCTTTAATGCTGGTGCAAACTCTTTTTGTGCCTTCACAAAGGCTGCTGCGATAACTTTCATGTTTACTTATCTCCTTCAAAAAATGATTTAATTTCTACCCAAAATGCTGCTACTAATACCATTAACAATAGGAGTCCACCACAAATACCTAACCCCCATAATGCACAAATTATTGAACTCATATGCGATCCCTTATAGATAATTTAGATTGACGAATGACATACCCTTCTTTTGCTGGCACAGTTTTTGCTGGCTGTGCTTTATACTGACGCATAGGCCATGATATTTTGTAACGTCCAGCATGACATATCTCGGCTTCACGCATCTGATCCATGATGTTACGCTGTAAGCGATCAATAGCTTCTTCTGATTCTGCTATGGCTTCACGCAATGTAATAATCTTCTCAGCTTGAATCTCAATCTCTGGGATCTCAACTGTTTCTTTTTCTGCATGGTCAAAGATCCTTGTTGCTTCTGCACTTGTTGCTAATGGATACCAATCAATTTCAGATTCACGTTTATACTTTTGAATCTTCTCATTAAATTCAATGGCCGCTTGACGCACCATATTGACTTGATCTTCATTATACTCATATAGGAATATTCTTAACTGCGTTCCTTTATATAAGACGCAAAGTGCGCCCCATGATGCTTCCATAATGTCCATCTGGCCTTGTAATTGAATGACACCACGATAAACTGCTGGTGTATCTTCAACATCTTGGCCTGTAAGTTTGGCTTCAATGATACCTAAGCCACTGAGTTTAATAGAATCTTTATTCATAACATAAATACCCTTATCAATGTCTGTAAATATAATAGAATCATTACCCTTAGCTGTGCCATCAAGACTGCATGCTAATGGAATGTCACGATGAAAGTATGCTTTATCGTGTTCTAAATCATACGATTCAAGTCCGAGCCTTGTTGCTGACTCTGCAAGAATTGTTTTCTCTAGCCTATTGCCCCAGTCCATAGCTTCGTTGCTATTAAACTCTGGCTCTTTGCCATGTAATGAATCAATAGATACTTTTAATTCATCATTGGCTGTCCGATACTTGCTAAAACCAAGCACGGCCGGGAGTCTACTGCATGACAAAATGTCATTGGGTGTTAGTTTGCCTACCATAGATTTATATCCTTATTTAATTTATGAATGTTTTTCATTAAACGATACACACTGCCTTGACTCCACTTCTTACGCCTATAAGTTAGTATGCCTAATGCATTAAGATCTTCTGCATACTTCTCTGCGTCAAAGGCTTGATTTCTACCCTTAACTATCTGTATAACTTCTATCATGCCAAGAGAAAACTCTGCTGCCTTGCGCCTTGTTGCTAGTCCACCAGCCATTGAAATTCTTTTAATGTCTTTGGGTGGCGCACCTAGCTTGATGCCACGGGCTTTGGCTGCCTGTAATGCATTCTTGGTATTGATTGAGATTTGCCGACGTGTTTCCTCATTTAATACAGCTCTAATATGTAATTCAAAGATAGATGCTTGAGGGCTTTCAGCTACAACGATACTATTTGCTGGTAATTCTTCCAATAGTTTTGACATCAATGCAACTGATCTAGTAAGACGGCATTGTTTGGCTACCAATAATTTACAACTTGGATCATGCTTTAACATGTCTAGGGCTACAATTAAATTAGCCCTATCATTGTGACTGCCAGATTCTACGTCGGTGAGTTCTGTTACGATTTCTGCGCCTTGTTGCTGGGCGTATGAAAAGCAAATTTGCTTTTGAGCCTCGAGGCCTAATCCCGATTGGCCTTGCTTGTCGGTGGAAACTCTGTAATATGCGATAAATTTCATGCCTTTATGTCCTTTCACGGATTAAAAAAAAGATATTGAGCCATGATATTAACACGGCTCGATATCTCTGTGCAAGTCTTAAAATGGTATTTCTTGGTTTGGATCGTCGTAGGCTATTTGATAACCTTGCTCATAATAATCGATCTGTGATACTAGATCTTGTATGAGATAGGTTATCTCTTGAGGCGTAGCCGTTTTAGCCCATTTCTTAATCTGATCGCCATTCATATAAAGAATATCATCATAAGAAAGGCCGTAGTCGTAAGAATAAGAGCCGTAGCGACTTTGTTTGGCCTCGGGTTTGCGATCTACTTTTAAAACGATCTTATCCCATTGGATCAATAATATCCGATCTCGTAAGGCCATAACGTGAGCCACGTCGAGCGATTCTTTGCTCGTATGTTCGTTGGCATAGCCTATTGAGATATTTAAACACTCGGGTATTAAATGAGTATATTCGGCCGTGTCGGTATATATGCCCGTGTCGTCCAATTTATAACCCATGCCGAAAAGATCGGCGATCTGTAGCCCTAGTTTATCACTACAGGCTCTCGATCCCGATTGGTGAGTAATAATCGACGTTGTGCCTCGACGATCAAAAGCGATCGCATGAGTGAAAGTCTTGAGAAAATCCTCGTGATCTTTTGCGATCTGTGATGATCCCCAGCAACCCATTTCCTCGCCTCTGTGAAATATATACGTCCCAGCAATACCAGCCTCGATCATTTCCAGCATTAAGAATACACCAGCACCATTATCAGCACCGAGGCAGTCCGATTTATCATCTACAAAGGCAACATCAAAAGAATCAAGATAGACATCTTGCTTTATAACGTCGGGATCTTTTTTGTGCATTGTATCGATATGACATGACCATAAAATGTTATTTTTATTCTTTGATGTGATCTCGTGAGAATAGGCTATGATCTCGTTCGCTTTACTTTTAATCGGCTTAAAGCCTTTTAAATAATGCTTAATGAAAGCCTTTTCACCTTTCGAGCCATGTTCTCGGCGATACGTCATTATGTTGAGTAATTTATTCACTTGTGGCCTCGCTTTTCTGTAATTCGGCCTCGAGTGATTCGGCATCATCTGTATGACAAATTGTGCCGTCCGATAATTCGTGAGAATCATCATTCACGGCATGAGAATTACCCTCGCTGTCCTCGTGATCTAATAATATACAATCGTGATGATGCACCATGCCTCGAGAAGTAGAAACGAGATCATCTAAATGATAATACTCGCCGTTATACTCATCATAATAAATATTATTATCCTCGAGATAATCGGGATCATAAGCATAATCGCCAACCCAGATCACGTCATTATTGTTGATCCAAGCATCATTTCCGTTGCGACTACGTGCCGACGTATATTCATCAGCACAATCTCGGCATATATCGCCGTCCATATCGTCCTCGGGATAATAATTATCGCAACATTCACAGTGGTATTCTTCATCTTCTTCCTCTGTGCGTCCATTCGTATAAGTAAGATCAAAATCGCCGTCCTCAACAATCCTAATATATAATTGGCCGTTCATCTCTACGATTTCACCTTGAGGATAATCACCATTCGAGCCTCGATCGATATAAGGTGCAACATAGCCACCCTCTGAATGAGGCCTCGTAGTGATTAAAGTATCGATTAATGTTCCGTGTTTATATCCCATATTTTGCAAATATGACTTGAGAAAATTACCCTCGGTGTAGCCGTTAGGCTCGGGATATACTCGGATCCATTCTTTTAAATCCTCTCTCACAATGCAACGAGCGACAATATTCTCGCCCGACTGAATGAAAGCAAGTCTTAAAACGGATTGATCGTGTGCATATTGTTTAATCCACTCATCAGCATCACCTTTACGATCGCTCATACACGATCTATGTGTGCAGTTTGCATAAACATTAAACCAGCCTTGAGGATCATTCGAGCCAATAAATTTCACAGTCCAACCAGCCCGAGCCTCGATCATAGTGTTATGATTTTCCACTATGCCTTTTATCTGTGCATCAGATAATCCAAATTCTATTTGATACGTTTTGAGATACTTTCCGAGCTTTGTTCTTACTTCTCGGCCTTTTCTCATATGATCGATTGTGGGATAGTATGCGACCAACAAGGGATCGGCCGTAGATTCGTGCAAATTGTGCAATACGTTATATTGCGAAAAATTAGAATAGACAACCTCGAGGCCTATTATGTATGAGGCATAATCTATCTTAATCCATTGGCCATTCTTGAATTGATCTTCAATATATTTGAGGCGAGGCTCAATTCTGTAGGCTACTTCACTCGATAATTGAGATCTAATCGTATTGAGATATTCAATCTCGCCGTCGAGGCCTATTTTCTTGCTTTTAATCTTACTTATATATTGTGAAACTAGTCGGCCAGTCGTTCTTATGACTTGTTTATTATATTTATTCGTAAATTTCTGTTCATAAGGTGCAACGTTGAGCCTCAAATTAGATCTTATGAGATAGTGAATATCGCATTTCTCACGGATCAAATTGTTTAATTTTAATAATCTTGATTCCATATATACCCTTTCAGAGTTTATTTAAAGAATGACAAAATAAGCCGTGCTATTAAATAGACGGCCACACCACAATAGAAATATATAAATCCGATAACATATCTCATAAGCCATTGGCCATATATACTATTAATGCGATCGTTTCAATGATAAAAAGAATCGAGATAATAACAAGCCAAGAAGTTTCGGGCTTATGCCATTGATCCCGATCGAGAGGCTTTCTTTTATAAGACGCTGGATCATACGGGTTATAATACATACTTTTATATCCTTTCTGGATTGTAAAATGCCTTTATTGGCGATCTGATTATCTCATGGCTATATTAAAAAAGATATATTATTTTGCTATAATGTAGGCTATGAATATAACCAATAAATATACGATCCCAGAGGCTATTAAACTCAAAAAGATTAAGAATGAGGATCAACGACATTTTGTGGTGATACCAATTAAGGCCGTAATCGATAGGCGAGTGACAGGCGAGAATTTACGGGCTTTATGTGCATTAGCTGGGTATTGTAATAAGTCGGGCTATTCATTCGTAAGTCTTAAAACGATCGCTAAAGACTTAAAATGCACACCACAGAATATCGGAAAGCATTTAAAAAAGATCGAGAGGCTGGGTTATATTCAATCGTTTAGTAATTACTTTCCTAACCTCAAAGGCAACACTCGCCGAATCATTTATGACGATAAGATCAAGCATGAAGATCTAAAGAATGATGATCTATCGAATAATGACATCTTAACGATCCAAAGGCATACAATACTATTGAATCAGATTGAATCGGATCATGTGAAACCCGATAGAGATTCTGAATCAGTGAATCAGAGTGATGATCTTATACTAGCTATTTTTAAATATCTAAAGAGTGAGGGTGATATGTTGGCGATTGAGAAGGCTCTCGAGGCTGGATCAGATCCAATTAAGATACTTGATGGCCTATCAACAGGCTTGAGCGTATCAGAGGCGATCAATTACATAGGCTAAATGTTCGTTTAGCTATCATAAAACAATCAATAAGAATACATTAACACTCTGAAACGTGCATGGCAGTAGTGAGATAGCCAGAAAGTGACCTTTCCCCCCCCACCCCCACCGCTTTTATGAGGGGTATGTCACACAATTTTTTGCTGGAAATTGAAGATTGTTATACTAAAATAGGATTTTGTAGCAGAAAGTAGAACACTTGATCTCTTTATTGATACGATATGATATCAAAGGACATCTTTAAGATGGTATGTCTTGGCAAAAACAAACCTACCTAACGATTCCCTTTATAAATATATAGACTAAATAGAAACTAAATAGGATTATATCTAAAGACTTGTAGGTAATATAGATTAACATTGAGTATAGTTCGTGCAACAATAGGACCAAACCCGATAATAAACAGTATTGTTTAAATTATCTTACTAACCATTAAGG